GTCTGAACGCTGTATTTGGCGTTGAGTACGGGGAAGTATCCGATGAACATGCACCATTGTTTGATGTTGAAAATTCAGACCGTGCATTCGAAGAAGAAGTTCTCTTCACAGGCTTCGGCACTGCACCTGTTAAAGGTGAAGGTGCTGCTGTGTCTTATGATGACGCACAAGAAAGCTACACTGCTCGTTACACACACGAGACTGTTGCTCTTGGCTTTGCCATCACAGAAGAAGCAATGGAAGATAACTTGTATGATACGTTTGCTAAACTACGTGCCAAAGGTCTGGCCCGTGCAATGGCAAACACCAAACAAGTAAAAGCTGCTGATGTATTCAACAACGGCTTTAACGCTGCTTATGCAGGTGGTGACGGGGATGCATTGTTCTCGGCTTCACACGCAACGATTGGCGATGGCGACCAAAGCAACTTGCTGGCCGCTGCTGACCTTTCGGAAGCATCGCTTGAGACTGCTTTGATTAGCATCTCGAAAATCAAAGATGACCGTGGTATCCTGATTGGTGCGCAAGCCGAAAGCCTGCACATTCCTTCGGACCTCGCATTCACTGCAGACCAGATTCTGAACTCTGCTTTGTCCACCACAATCGTTTCTGATTCGGGTGTAACAAATACGAATGACATCAACAGCATCCGTAACCAAGGACTTGTCCCTGGCGGCTTCTACGTAAACCGTAGATTCACCGATACGAATGCTTTCTTCATCAAGACTGATTGCCCGAATGGTGCGAAAATGTTCGTACGTTCGCCGCTTCAGACTAAGATGGAACCAGACTTCGACACTGGTAACCTTCGCTTTAAAGCTCGTGAGCGTTATAGCTTTGGTTGGTCAGACTGGAGAGGTTTCTTCGGTAACGCTGGTGCCTAGTCACTAGTCTACTGATAGACTAAAAAATAGAAGGGCGTGGGAGTTGTATCCTGCGCCCTTTTTTAGTATAATAGGCACATCGAAGTTTATTATACAGGAGCGAATCATGTCGGCAAATCTTAGGGTAGCATATGTTACTTGTAATACTACACTGGTTAATACCGCTGTAGACACAGTTAGCGGTGTAGCGCTAAAAGGTACACGCATTAGAGGCGTCCATGCACAGGGTGTAGGTGAGTTTACTATCACTGGTACATCCGTAGATGCTTTTGGAAACTCAAATGGCGGTATCATTAAATTTACCAATACAACTAATTCAGATGTAACAGAGGCCTACCTTACAGACACAGGTGTTCGTATGGGTGGTACTGTTATTGTGCAATGTCCTACAGCAGGTTCAACGGTAACAATTTATTATGGCTAATTACACATACCTCGTAAACGATATTATTGAAGCATCTGAGAATGATGGCACTGAGTTTGTTGCCTACATTCCTAAGATGGTTAATCGTGTCGAAGATAGAATGATAAAAGCCTTAGATGACTACGGGCTTGTAACTGCTACGTCAGTTGCCCTTTCTGCTGGTAAAAATATATTTGAACTACCTACAGGAGCAAAGGTTATTAAGAATATCCACCTTAAAGACGCAGGTACTAAGATTGCCTTGCTTCAAAGAACAGACGAATTTATTAATGACTACTGGCCTGTAAGTGCCAGCACAGGAACTCCTAAGTATTATGCTAGAAAAACCAATAGTCAAATTTTGTTTGCTCCTACTGCAAGCGCTACTTATGGTGGCTCTATTGTGTATACAGTTAAACCAGCTGCCTTAACCAGCGCTAATCAGAATAACTATTTCTCAGACGAATGCTACGATGCTCTATTTTATGGCTGCATGGTTGAGGCTACAAACTTTATGAAAAACTTTTCTGTTACTCCTGTGTATCAAGAGCAACATAAGAATGCAATGGACTTACTGAGAAACCAAGCTAGAAGAACACGCCGTGACGATATGGAAGATAACTCTTCCCCAGCAGGCGGCGACAACACATTAACTCCAGGAGGAAATTAAATGGCAGCGGTTAAGACGGGTGCTGACGCAATCAGAGCAGCATTAAAAACTGGTACAACAGCAGCAGCTGTAAAGAAGTTTGGTAAGCGTCCTGTTTATCAAGTTCTTCGTCGTGACCAAGCAGCTAAAGATAAAGCAGTTAAAGCTAAGGCAGGAGCTATGCCAAGCATTAAAAAAGAAAAAATGTCTAAAGAGGCTAAGGCTAAGGCAGCTTATGAGCGCTCCAAAAAGAAAGCAGAGAAGCTAAAAGAAGTTAAGCCCAAAAAACCAGTTAAGGTTAAAAAAGTTAAAGGCCCTGCTACACAAAGAATGTTAGATGACGAGATGAGAAGAGAGCTTAAGGGTGAAACCGTTAAGGCTCGTCGTGACCGTATTAAGAAAGCTTCTGACCCTAAAAAGAGGCGTAAGGCTGCACAGTTAACAGAAGGTCGTGAAACTTCTGCAGACTTTGAAGCACGTATGTCTCGTGAGGCTCGTCAAGGGGGTGGAACTGATGTAGGTAAAAAGAAAGCCAATCGTGGCTCAAGCTCTGACCCTTTGTATGAATACGAAGCCAGTCAAGCTTCTTCTTTCCTTCGTGGTAAAGACAAACCATTTATGGACGAATACGAGAAAGAACTAACTGAATTGATTAATAGAAACAAAGGTGGCTCGGTGCGTGGTGTAGGTTGCGCTAAAAGAGGCTACGGTAAAGCAATGACAAAGGGGAAAAAATAACATGGCTGTTGGAGCAGGAAAAGAAGGTTTAAAATTAATTAATAAGTTTGTAAAGGGAACTCCAAAGGGTAAGTCTCCTAACTATGGTAAACTTAAAGCAGAGCTTATTAGAAAAAGAAGAGAGAAGCAGGCAAGTGATGCTGAAAAAGAAGCTCTGTCTATTCTTAAAAAGAATGACGAGAAAGCTACGATGCAACAAAAAGCACGTCAGTCTGCCTCAAGTCGTAAGAAGCCTGTAAGCTTGGCAGGCCCCAAAGAGTTTGGCGGTACCACTAAGTCTAAGCTTCAAGAAGGTTTAGAGTCTGTAGGAAAAACAAAAAGTCCAAAAGTAAAAAAGACAGTTAGCAAGCCTATGTCTGCTGCAAAAAAGAAAAGAGTAGAAGAGGCCCGTAAAAAAGGTTCGGGCGCTTTGATTCGTGAAGGTCTTTCTGATATTAAAGCTTACGGTGGCAAGGTTAAAAAGAATGTAGGAGGTAAGATTAAAATGGAAAAAAGAACTGGTGTAAAGAGTAGCGCTTTAAAGAAAAGGGAAGCAGCAAAGAAAGAGCATGGTCCTGGCACTAAAAAAACATATGGAGGAAGCTTGGACAAAGGAATTTTAAGGAAAATGGGTGGCAAAGTAGGCAAGCCTAAAGGCGTAGGCTGTGCAACTCGTGGCTATGGGAAGGCAATGAAGAAGTAATGAAAAAAGTACCAAAGAAGAATAAAGGTCTTTCCAAGCTTCCTACCGCTGTTCGTAACAGTATGGGCTACTACCAAGAAGGTGGTCCTGTAACAGAAACTATTAAGGGTAATCGTGGCACAAAAGAACAAGGCATGAGAGCTTACGAATACCAGCAGGAAATTAAAAGAGAACACGAAGAGCGTATGAAGTACATTGAAGAACAGCTTTCAGATAACCGTGGTGGTAAGAAAAAGTAATGTCTGATGCCAAGTACACAAAGCCAGAACTCCGTAAACGAATTGTTGCTCGCATTAAAGCGGGTAGCAAAGGCGGGGCAGCTGGTCAGTGGTCGGCACGTAAGGCTCAGTTAGTTGCAGCTGCTTATAAGAAAGCAGGTGGTGGCTACAAGGGCGGTAAAGGAAAGAAACAAAAGTCATTAAGCAAATGGACAAAAGAAGAATGGGGAACCAAGAGTGGTAAGCCAAGTACGCAGGGGGCGAAGGCCACAGGTGAAAGGTACTTACCAAAAAAGGCGAGGGCTAAACTCACAAAAGCAGAGTATGCGAAGACTACGGCAGCTAAAAGAAAAGGACGAGCAGAAGGAAAACAGTTCGTTAAGCAGCCTAAAGCTATAGCTAAAAAAACAGCTAAAGTAAGAAACGCTGCAAAAGGTGGTTCCATCTCAGGACATAATAGGTTATACTAAGACATGGCAATTAAGAAAAAAGATTCAAGATTAGCACGTGCAGGTGTAAGTGGTTTCAATAAACCAAAGCGTACTCCTGGTCACCCAAAGAAGTCACACATTGTTGTGGCTAAAGAGGGCGATAAGATTAAGACTATTCGCTTTGGAGAGAAGGGTGCAAGCACAGCAGGCAAACCAAAGGCAGGTGAGTCAGCACGTATGAAGGCAAAGCGTAAATCATTTAAAGCTCGCCACGGAAAGAACATTGCTAAAGGCAAAATGTCTGCAGCATACTGGGCAGATAAGGTTAAGTGGTAATGGCTATTAGTAGGTCTGCGGTCAGCCAACAAGTGAGCAAACCTGGAAGAAAGGTAGGTGGTCGTAAAAGAAACTCTACTGGTTCTGCTAGTCCAAGAGGCACAGGCCAGACAGTTCGTTTAATGGCTGGCCGCAAACAATCTGGTCATAACAGACTATACTAAAGGAGAACATGAATGGCAACGTCAGGTACATATACCTTCTCAATGGATATTGACGAAGTAATTGAAGAAGCCCTAGAAATGATTGGTGGTGAGGCCACGCTTGGTAACGAGCCTAAGTCTGCTCGTCGTTCTATTAACTTGCTTCTACAAGACTGGCAGAACCGTGGCATTCAGTTGTGGACAATTGGAACCAC